GTATGACAGTAAATGACTTGTTGCATGACTTTGTATTGCAATTGCTGAGGAGGGGGTTTACCGTTCCTCAGGTTACAGAGGCTTTGGCTGACCAGAAGGTTAAGCTGATGCAGGCAGACGAATACCTAGCTGCGGCTAGGGAATCCAAACTAGCACCTTGAGGAGAAAATAATGGCGTATGAACACAAACCAGGCCAAGGTACACTTGGCAAGGCAAAGACTAAGACCAAAGATACTAGCCCAGATTTAACCGGCAAGATCAAACTGCCAAACGGTACTGAACACTGGTTGTCTGGTTGGATCAAAAAGGCTGGCAATGGTGGCGAGTTTTACTCGCTCCAAATCGGTAACCCTGTGCAGCAACAAGGAGAAGTCTATTCCGCAGCGCATCAACCTTTCCCGCCACAGGATGCCCACAACCAGGGTAAGGCCAATGGCTTCCAAGACGACGACATACCCTTCTGATGGCCAGGACTAAGTCGCGTATCTCTGAGCAGGTGCCAAGCCTAAATGGCTGGGGTGGGGTGCGCTCCATCTCACGCCGGCTAGAGCGCTCGGCTACCATTGTTGAAAACCGGGAGGCCGTGGCTTTTTCTTTGCTGTCTATGGCCAATACCAAGATCACAGATATCCTAACTTGGGACGAGGACGGAAATGTCAAGGTTAAAGCGTCAAGTCAAATTCCTGACCACGCCTTGCAGGCGATCAAAAATATCAGGGTCAAGCGTGAGAAGGATGGTACGCAGACGCTGGACGTTGAACTTTACGACAAAGTTGGCGTGCTGCGTCTACTTGCAAAAGCGTCTGGACTTCTTGATAACCCAGACGACGGAGACGACAAACCTTCGGTCATTGGTATTAACGTACAAGCGCCTGATCCAATTGATGTTGAGGTGAAAGAATGATCGACCTAGTCGTAGGCTTTGACCAACGAGAGGCTGTGGCGTATCACACCTTTTGCCAATCTGTGATTAGTCGTACTAGCCAACCCGTGAGGTTTACCCCGCTTGTGGCTCACGGCTCAGACGGAAAGAGAGACGGATCAAATGACTTCATCTATTCAAGGTTCCTCGTACCGCATCTCATGGGCTACCGTGGTTGGGCCATCTTCGCAGACGGGGACATGGTCTGCCGTGAAGATATCGCCCGACTCTGGGAAATGCGTAACGATAAGTACGCCGTCATGGTCGCCAAACACGAATACAAAACCATGCACTCCCGCAAGTATCTTGGAAATAAGAACCACGATTACCCCAGAAAAAACTGGTCAAGCCTGATCCTGTGGAACTGCGAGCACTCAGCTAACCGCAGCCTTACGCCAGAGATGATTAAGCATCTGGATGGCCCATTCCTGCATCGCTTTAGCTGGCTGCACGATGGCGAGATAGGGGAAATACCTATTACCTGGAACTGGCTGGTACTAGAGTATCCAATCAATGAGTACGCTCAGCTCTACCACTACACCATTGGTACGCCATGCTTTGCAGACTACCAGACTACGGATCATAGCGACTTGTGGTTTATGGAATACAAAAAGCTAAACGGAGGATTGGATGATTAACTTTGACGACTGGGTGCGCTTAAGGCAGGATGCACGCCAATGGTCTGAGGACGAGAAGGCGTGCGCTGAAATCGCATGGAAGGAAGCAATAAAACTATTCAAAGGAGATTCAAGTGCCGGAACATCTACTTGCCCAAAGTGCCGCATGGTTTGTTTTAACAATGGTTTTTGTTATCGTTGTAGCGGGGTGGCTTGAATGGCGGCGTGGCTAATTGCCGTGATCGGAGTCGTCTATGCAATCGTTGCTTTCGATCTTATTAGACACGGCAATGTGGGTCTTGGTATTGCTTTTGTTGGGTATAGCCTGGGCAATGTCGGACTCTACCTAGCGGCTAAAAATGGCTAAGACTAAAGAAAAAAGTTCAAAAGAACTGCCGGTAACTGGCTTAAACCTAAACTTCTCTAAGTCCCCAGAAGTCTACAAGTTCATCCAGTCTAGCGCCTTTGTTCAAGGGCTGATGGGGCCGGTAGGTTCTGGCAAGTCCTATGCTTGTGCGGCCAAGGTAATGATGAAGGCCGTGCAACAAAAGCCTAGTCCGATTGATGGAATAAGGTACTCGCGATGGGCTGTGGTACGTAACTCGTACCCAATGCTCAAGACCACAACAATCAAGACTTGGCTTGATTTGTTTCCAGAAAACACCTTCGGGCCGATGCTCTGGACGCCGCCGATTACCCACCACATACGCCTCCCATCCAGGGGAGACGCCTCCGGTATAGACATGGAGGTCATATTCCTAGCGCTTGACCAACCAAAGGACGTGCGCAAGCTTTTGTCTTTAGAGCTCACAGGCGCATGGGTCAATGAGGCTAGAGAACTACCAAAGGCTGTGATTGACGGGCTGACTCACCGGGTTGGCCGTTACCCAACAAAGCGTGATGGTGGCGCAACTTGGCACGGTATCTGGATGGATACGAACCCAATGGATGACGACCATTGGTGGTTTAGGCTAGCCGAAAAAGAAAAGATGACTGGGCAGTACGGCTGGTCATTTTTTAAGCAGCCAGGTGGGATTGTCGAGGTTTCCTCAGAGGATCTGCCAGATAACCCAGAAGCCAACGACCATATCTTTGCGTCCGGCAAATGGTGGAAGCTAAACCCAAAAGCCGAGAATATCGACAACCTTCCGGCAGGCTACTACCAGCAGATGCTCATGGGTAAGAACCTGGACTGGATTCGGTGTTACGCCGAAGGCAAGTACACCTACGTCCAAGAGGGCAGACCAGTCTGGCCAGAGTACGACGACAATATGATGGTTGACGACGTTGAGTACGATCCAGCTCTGCCGATCCAGGTAGGGCTAGACTTTGGATTGACGCCAGCCGCAGTCATAGGTCAGAGGCTAAACAATGGCCGCTGGGTCATAGTCCATGAGATCGTAACCTTTGACATGGGACTAGAGCGCTTTGGCCAGCAGCTCTTGGCTGAGCTCAACGCTAGATTCCCTAAGTGCCAGATTATGCTTTGGGGTGACCCGGCTGGTATGCAAAGGGATGCGATCTACGAGGTAACAGCCTTTGACCATTTGCGCACGCTAGGTCTTAGAGCCCAGCCTACACATAGCAACGACTTCAAGGTTAGGCGGGAAGCATCGGCTGCGCCCATGCAACGCCTGATCGCTGGCAAGCCTGGTCTCATTGTGAGTAGGCAATGCAAGCTCCTCCGGAAGGCGCTAGCCGGCGGGTATCATTTTAAGCGCATTGCGGTTGGTGCGGGACAGGAAAGATTCCGCGATGCACCAAATAAAAATGAACACTCGCACGTAGGTGACGCCTTTGGATACCTGTTATTAGGCGGTGGCGAGCATAAGCGCATGACAAAGAGTGGACTGACCGCAGATACTCGGATAGCCCAAACGGTAGTAAACGCTGACTTTGATATCTTCGGTACTCGCTGAAAGGCTAAACCAGGCCAACAAACGCAAGGGGCTATTCTTTATGCCCTTCTCTCCTGCGCACGTAGACCGGATCAAGGTTGACGCCGAGGAGGTCTTAGTAGTTGCTAGGCCAGACGAGATCAAGGATTTGCTAACAACTCAGGCCGGCATGGGCGGCGCAGTGACCGCTTTCCTAAACATGGAGCCCATTGCCATCTTTGGGTTTGTGTCGATCTGGAAGGGTGTTGCTGAGACGTGGTTAGTGCCAGACGAAAAGGTAAGGAATATTCCTGTAACCCTTACTAGGGTTGGAGATAAGGTGATGGATATCGCAATGATATCTATGGGATTGCACCGCATCCAATTAACCGTTAGAACTACGGATAAGCGCGCAGAGAAGTGGGCGTATGCCATAGGCTTTAAGTGCGACGGGGTCTTGCGCAAGTACGGCGTGGACGGGGTAGATTACTTAATGATGTCGAGGGTCAAATGAGTGGAATGTTTAAGAAACCTGACAACAGCGCAGCCGAGCGCCAGCTTGAGGAGCAGCGCAAGGAAAACGCAAGGCTAGCCGCACAGGCTGAAGAAGAACGGGTTGACCTGGCCGAGCAGGCTGCTGCCCGTCGTCGCTCCCGCCAGCGTGGCGGTTCACGGATGTTGCTGTCTGAGGCGCGTGTAGCGCCTGAGACTGGGGTTCAAACTTTAGGCGCTATGGGCGTGGAAAGGACTTAATCATGGGTGGAACTGTTTCAAAGGCCGTAAACAAAGTTCTTGGCAAAGATGGTTCTCCAGGAACTATCAAAGAAGTTGTAGAGCCAATAGCAAAAGCGCAAGCTCAAAAATCAGCATCTGCCGAAGCGGCTGAGGATGCGGCGGCTCGTCGTCGCGCTCGCCGTGGTGGCCGCGCACTTTTGTCTGAAGCTCGCTTAACTCCAGAGCAGGGTGTTGGTCAGCAGACTCTTGGCGCAGGCCCAATGGCATAGGGGCAATCATGGACAAAAAAGACAAGATGCAAAAAAAGGTATCCAAGGTTATGCGTGAGTACAAGGCCGGTGGTCTGCACTCAGGTAAGGGTGGCCCAGTAGTCAAAAGCCAAAAGCAGGCAGTAGCCATTGCTTTGTCTGAAGCAAGACAGGCGACAAAGAAATGAAAGACGTTTGGGAAAAAGATCGTCCAAAAGGGTTGGGCAAGCCACAAAAGCTAACCCCGATGCAAAAGGCTGCGGCAAAACAGATGGCTAAGAAGGCTGGCCGCCCATACCC